GTCGAGCTAACCGACATAGCCAGAGAGACGTTCCTGAGTCAGGGTCGGCGCGGCGGCGGCTCCTGGAAACAGTTGAGCTACAAGCGCCAACATGAGAAGGCTCGCGAAGGGATCGACCCACGTATCCTCTTTGGCGAGACACACCGGCTCTATACGTCCGCCACCGAGCCGGGCAGTCCCGAGAATATCATCCAGGTCAAGGGCAACGGTAACGATTGGCAAGTCATTCTTGCCACCAAGGTGCCGTATGCAAAGGCCCACTGGGCCGGTGTCCCGAAGCGCAATCTGCCACAGCGCAAGTTCTTCAAGCGTATTGCGTCCGACCAGGAACGCTTCGACCGTATTCTGAGGCAATATTTCTGGGACGCCTGGGCGTCAATGGACGGAGAAACGACAAAGGCACCTCGTGGCCACTTCAACGGTTAGCGACATCTTCCAGAGGATCGTCTCGGCTAATCAGGTCGAGGAGGCGATGCGCGACACACTCAAGCTCTGGATGCCTGTCTACTTGCAAGAAATGGAGTTGCAGCTGGGGCGTACGCGAGCGAAGGTACCAGTGCCCCGCTCCTTCATGGTCGCTGGTCAGTTGGAGCAACTACGCGAGAATCAGCTACCGGGCATCCTCGTTCAATCTCCGGGGCTCACTGGCGTACCGTACCACGATGGTGACGGAATGTACACGGCGACCTGGCGCCTGATCGCCACTTCATTGATCTCAGCGCTCGACCAGGAATCGACGCGGGCAGTCGCCAAGCTCTACGGAGCAGCGATCCGAGGCATCTGTGTACAGAAGCCGACGCTGGGGGATTTTGCGATCAATACGAAATGGATCAGTGAGAGCTACAGTGACCTGCCGACGCCGGACGGTGAGCGCAATCTGGTGCTCGTCTCGGTCTGGTGTGACACTACGGTCGAAGATGTCGTCAACAAGATGGGAGGGCCGCGAACGTATCCAACTCCAGATCCACCAGACCCGTCGGGTCAGCCGGGTAGCCAATGGCCAATCGTTCAGGACGTAGACATCGATGTTGAGCTGGAGGCACTAGATGACCAAATTCCGTAATGTCGGCGGTCTCACCGATCTGGCCGACGGCTCCATCGCGGAGCCATGGGCTGAGGTGACCCTGACGAAAGAGGCCCAAGCCGACCCTCACAACGCCGCTCTGATCGAGTCGGGGCAGCTTGCGCCACAAACCGCAGCGAAGGCAACGAAGGAGGAGGTGACCGATGCCGAGGCCGGGAGTTGACATCTCCCTAGTCGAGGTCGCGCCGGCAAGAACACCACCGACTGACACCGGGGTGTTCTTTGCTGTCGGGCCTGCATCTCAGGGCGATCCGACTCAGGCTGTGCTCTGCCGGAGCATGGCCGAGTTCGAGGCAAAGTTCGGCGCTCGTGTGACCTACAGCTATCTGTGGGACGCGATGGACTGCTTCTACAAAGAGGGCGGTAGCAACGTCTACATCGCCCGCGTCGTCGGCCCTGCGCCGGTCACGGCGACTGTCACACTCAAGGATGGATCCAATGCCAACACGCTCCAGGTTCTCGCGAACTCGCCTGGTGCCTGGGGCAACAATCTGCGGATCGCAGTGTCGCAGGGTTCCGTCGGCGGTACGTTCGTTCTCACGGTCAGCGACAACCTCGGCAACATCCTGGAAGTGTCGCGTGACCTCGTGGACGAGGCGGACGCGATCAACTGGTCGTACGCGAGCGACTACATCGACCTGGTGGATGTCGGCACGGCTCTGTCCGATCCGGCAGTCGTCGCCGCCACTGCTCTGATCGGAGGGACGGACGACAACACCAACATCACAGAGGCGAACTGGACGACGGCGCTCGCGCTGTTCACCAACGACCTCGGGCCTGGGCAGGTCGCGATGCCCGGTCGTACGACGGCAGCGGCGCAGGCGAACCTGCTCGCTCATGCATCGAGCTTCAATCGAGTCGCGCTGATCGACGGTACCGACTCGGGATCGAAGGCAACACTCAAGGCGGTCGCCCAGGGTTTGCGCGGTGTACCGAACGCGCGGCACGCGGCATTCTTCGCTCCGTGGGCTGTCGTTCCTGGGCTCGTTGCCGGCACGACGCGGACGGTGCCATGGTCGGCAATCGAGGCCGGGATCATCGCTCGCAACGACGCATCCGGCCTCAGCCCGAACGTCGCGGCTGCCGGCATCCAGTACGGCCAGGCGCTCTACCCGATTGCGCTCTCGCAGAAGAAGTGGAGCGACGCGGATCGAGCAGAGATGAACGCCACCGGCGTCAACATCAATGTCCAGTCGTTCGGCGGCATCATGGCGTACGGATACCGGACGCTGACCGATCCGAACCAGGATCCAAACTGGATCCAGTTCAGCAACGCTCGTCTCTACATGGCCATCGTGGCCGACGCCGATGCTGTCGGAGAGAACTATGTGTTCTCGCAGATCGATGGCAAGGGTGTGACCATCGGAGCGTTCGGCGGCGCTCTCGCATCGATGCTCATGAACTACTACAACGAGGGTTCACTCTACGGCGAGTCGCCAGATCAGGCCTTTGCGGTCGATACCGGGCCGTCAGTGAACACCCCAGAGACCATTGCGAACGGTGAACTGCACGCAGTGCTGCGGGTCAAGATGAGCCCGTTCGCGGAGTGGGTCAACATCGAAATCGTCAAGCGGCTCATCACCGACATTCTGTAGGAGGTGAACAATGGCATCAAAGGGAGGCCCAACCCGCAAGGACACCTACACCGTGTCGGTGCTCCTGCATCATACGGTGAATGGAGCATCGACCACAACTGACCTCGGGGTCTGGGATGGTCTGACGGGTGGCGACCTCGACTCAGACGAGGCCAAGTACTGGCCGGGTGGCATGGCCCCACAGGTGTCGCTCGGTGGGCATCGCAACCCCAGCAACATCGTGCTCAAGCGTCTGTACCGTCTACAGCGCGATCATGACCGGCTGAACCTGCTCCTGCACAACGTCGGTAGGGGCACCGTCGAAATCCACAAGCTGCCGATGGACATCGACGGGAACACGTACGGCAAACCACTCAACTACTCTGGCAAGCTCAAGCGCGTAACGCCGCCTGAGCATGACTCGACGTCAAGTGACCCCGGCATCATCGAGATGGAGGTCACTCCCGACGGCGATCCAGTCGTCGGCTAATCATGGTACAGATACGGGAGGGAGCACAAGTGTCAAACGATCACCACGAGGAAGCAGTTGATCAGGTAGCCCGGAATCCGCTCATGCAGACGATGATGGAGAGTTTGCGATCTGAGCGGTCGGCCACAACGCCCGACACGGCCGACATTCCTATTCCGGGCTACCACGATCTGTTCGTTGCTCGATACAAGGTCGTGCCCGGACGCATCGTGGCCGATCTGGGCCGTCGAGCGCAGCGGCAGTTCAGTGAAGAGCACGAGCGCAATATCTGGGCGACGGTCGATCTGATCATCGCCGCCAACACCGGCCTCTACTACCGCAACTTTGAGATCGAAGATCCAGAGAAGCAACTCGTGCCGCTTGATCCAAACCACGAGGTCGGCGATCCGGCAGCGGTCGCGGTAACGTACAGCGATCCGGATTGTGCCACCCTGCTCGGAGTCGATACCGAGACGGCGCGTGACCTGGTCTACAAGGTGTTCAAGGAAAACGATACGGCCATCATGGCTCACGGGATGATGCTGAGCCGCTGGATGGCCGATACGAGCAAGGGGGTAGACGCAGATTTTTTGATGAGATAGAGGCCAGTAACGAAATCACGATGGCGGCGCAAGTGCTGCTAGCTGGTCTCGATCCGTTCCGATTACTCAACAGCAGCGATACGGAGGAAATTGGTCTAATGCAACTGATTGCGGCTCGCGCACTAGAGATCCAGATGACGAGAGTCAACGAGGATTTGGCGAACCGCATCGTCAACAAGATCGGAAAGTTGTTCGGAGCTAAGTGATGTCATCCTTCGGCGGTATAGAACAAGACACCATACTGATGCGAGTCATCGCGGCCGGTACGTCCGAGGCCGCTGCTGGCATTGATGAGGTTGCCGCCGCCACGGATCGTCTCAGTGCTGCGGAAGTAACGCAGACCAAGGTCGCTACTCGGCAGGCCGAGAAGAACAGCTGGCTTATGAACCAGATGATGTTCTCTGCTCGCCGGTACGCCTTCTATACAACGACTGCGCTCGGCATGGTCGCTGCCGGCGCGATCTACGCAGGATTCAAATTCGACGCGATGATGCAATCGGCGCAGTTGGCGTTCTCGGGCCTGCTGCATAGCTCGTCGCTGGCGAAGCAAGAACTGACGATGCTGTTCAATACGGCGGCGCACTCGCCGTTCATGTTCCAGAATCTGACCAACGCAACTCGGACGCTACTCGCGTTCGGGATGACGCTGCCGCAAGCGAACGCCGTCCTCATGTCGAGCGCAAACTCGCTGGCGTACTTCGGCAAGTCGGGCGAGTCGCTGGAGAACGTCGCCGCGACCTTCGGCAAGATCAATCAGTCCGGCTACCTGCTCATGCGGCAGATGCGTCAGCTGGTCGTCGCCGGCATCCCGGTGTTCCCGGCTCTGCGCAAAGAGCTACATCTCACTCAGGCGCAGATCACAGAGTTCATGGCCGGCAAGCTCAAGATTCCGAGTGATGTCGGTATTCACGCACTGCTCGCGTACATGAACTCGCGCTTCAGCGACGGCATGCAACGCTTCTCCAAGACCTGGACGGGTCGCTGGACGACGTTCAAAGACTACTCACAGATGCTCATGGGGTCTATCGTCAAAGGCCCGTTCAACTTCCTACTCTCGGGACTGGGCAAAGTCAACGACGCTCTAGCGAAACTGTTTGAGGTCTACCAGAAGCAAGGCCCGAAGGCATTCATCAACGAGGTCGATAAGATGGCGGGTGCGCACGGCCTGCTCGCCTTCGGCATCAATCAGGTCGTCACAGTCTTCAAGAACCTCTGGTCGTTTATTCGGAACAACATCATCCCCACCTTCAAGGTCGCCATCGGAGTATTCATCTTTACGTTCGGTATCATGCTCTGGGCAATCAACACGGTTCTGGGCCCGTTCGCGAAGCACATGAATCTCCTCAAATGGATCATCGACCTCTGGATCATCCGGCTAATCGCTCAGTTCACCTGGACGGTTCTGACAGCAGTCGCTCAGGGCATATGGAATACCGTGATGTGGTCAGGGTGGGTCATCATGCGAGCGATGGTGCTAATGGGCACTATCTGGGAAGGCGTCATCATCGCGCTCGGGCTGGCACAGTGGGCTTTGACCGGCTCGCTGGAATCGACCGAGGCGGCTCTGTTCTTGTTCAAGCTCCAGGTGATCGCGACGGTTTGGTGGACTCGCGCTCTGACGGCAGCCCAGTGGCTCTTGAACTTTGCAATGGATGCTAACCCTGTCGGCATCATCATCCTCGCCTTCGGCCTCCTGATCCTCACGATCTACGAATTGTACAAACACTACCACAATCTCAGGAAAGCGATCCTCGATGCGCTCGCGATTGCGTACATGTTCGCGTTCCCGTTCATCGCTGTAGCGCTCTTGGTGATCAATCACTGGGGTACGGTCAAAAAGTGGTTCTGGGACTTCGCCCACTTCATGGAGAGCATCTGGAACGCTATCGCCAGTATCGCTACGAGGACATGGGGGTTTATCACGCAAGTTGCAAGCGAAGCCTGGGGTGGTCTGGTCAAGATGATCAAGGGCGCGGTCGATTGGGTGATCAACGGACTGAACTGGGTCATCCACAAGATCAACTGGGCGACTGGAGCGTACAATCAGGTGTTCGGCTGGGCGACCGGCAACGTGCCGAAGATTCCTGACATCCCGCTCCTTTCGACCGGCGGTGACATTACGCATTCTGGCCTTGCGATCATCGCTGAGAAGGGGCCAGAGGCAGTGTTCTTGCCGGTCGGTGCTCAGGTGCGGCCGATGGCGAGTCTCGATAAGCACATTGCTGATAAGCGGATGGGACGACCGAAGTTGCAGGCAATCATACCGCTCAGCATTGACGGGAACCAGATCGCACAGTACACGGCAGATATCATTCTCACGACACAAGCTGGGATGGGAGCATGAGCACTGTACCAGGAATCTCACCTACGCAGTTCGTGACGTTCACTAGCAAGAACCCAAACCTGCGTGTGGTGGCGCTCCTCGATGAGGCGACAGCAGCGATCACCCAGGGCTACGGCGGTTGGACTGAGCAGGATCGAGCGCGGCGACGCAGCCTCACCTATTACTCCGGGCCCAAGCCGTTCCGGATGGATCTGCCGATCCTGTTCGACGGGTTCAGCACCGATGACAGCGTTCAATCGTCGGTGACGACTATCGAGAAGATGGCGATGCCATCGAGCTTCAATGCTCCACCGCCGCTAGTGACGATCACCGGTCATGTTCCAGGGACAGGAATCGCCTGGGTGATTGACGATATCACCTGGGGTGAGACGATGCGCAAGATCGGCGGCACGATGGTACGGCAGCACTTGGTTATCCATCTGCTGGAGTATGTCACAACCGATATTGCGAAGGTCAGTGCGACGAAGAAGGTACAGACCAAGTCGAAGCACAAGAGCAAGAACACTCACGAGTGGGTTCGGATCGGCTACGGCTACGCGGTTGACCCGTCAACTGTCTCGGGCTACAACACTACCTACGTCACGCGCGATGGCGATACATTGACGACTATCGCCGCGCAGCAGCTAGGTGATTACGACTACTGGCACGACATCTGCGACATCAACGGATTCCGCGATCCATTCTACAAGTATCCTGGCGGCGTCAAGATGAAGATTCCGGTCTACTGATGTCATCGGTCGCTCATCCGCACGCGGGCGATACGGGGCCAAGCGCTCCGACAATCACATCGAACATCAAGTATCCTCCGATGCTGTCGTCGAATGCAGACTTGTCATCGCTGGTTCTCTACTACGCGGGCAATCCTGAGTACGAGATTCGCGAGAATGTTGTATCTGCAAACATGGATCTCACGACCGAAGGCTCGCATACTGTCACTGTCCAAGTGATGGATCCGAGCCGCAAGCTACTCCGCAGCGGCTACCTCGGGACGCATACCGACATCCGGCTGTTCTATACGCAACATGAGTCCTGGTGGCGACTCATGAAGGTGTCCAAGAGCGGCGAGCAGCTGACTCTCACTTTCGAGGATCGCAACGTTCAGATTCTCAAACAGTTCAATAAGAAGCTGCTCGTAGACAAAGGCACCCTGAACCGATGTGAGTTCGTATGGCGACTCGTCATGGAGGCGCAGACGAAAGCTCCGTTGCTCGACTTCGCTGGCCCATGCGGAGGATCGGCCGCGAGCCGGCAGCGCGTCACCGACAGCCTGGAAGGCATCACGCAGCACCCGAACCCCTACACGCCGGCAGTTCCGTACAAGCCGAGCTTCAAGTTCAACGTTCGCATCAAGGGGGAGAAGCCGACCAAGGCGCAGTTACAGAACATCGATGACATCCTCGCGGTCGGCGCGGGCAAGAAGGCTCGACGCAAATGTCTAGTCGTAGCGATCATGGTCGCCATCGGCGAGTCGTCGATCAACAACTACCCCTGCGTTCAGAAGTACGGCTACTGCCCAGATGGGCCTATCGGAGTATTTCAGCAATTCCACTCTTACGGCTGGCCCGCGAGTAACGATGTCAGGAAGGATGCCGGCGCATTCTTCGATGAATGCATCAAGACGGACAAACAGTACCCGAACATCACCTATGCCGAGCTAGGTACCAAGACGCAGAACTCGGGTTGGAGCTTCAACCTCGACCCTCATACCTATCTCGGCAACTACACAAACTACATCGGCGGCTACCGCACCGAAGCTGAGAAGATCGTTGATGCCTGGGGCTACGGCGGCGAGGACATCACGAAGCACGTCGATCCTGCGCAGCAGGGCAGCGGTGCGACCGTCGGTGCCGGTGACTCGAAAGACCCATTTGCGATTCCTCCCAACTGGTCTCTCGCCTCGGCAGATACCGCTTCACAGCAATGGCATCGCGGATCGCCCAAGAACACGACCGGCCGATCTAACTGGACGAATGAGGATAGCTGGACGTGTATCGAGCGGATGGCGAATGAAGTCAACTGGTACAAGTACATGGTCTGGGATGAACTCAATTTCTGGCCGTCTGACGCTTTCTTCAGTGCCGCTGCTGCCGACATCGAGGAGTTCGCTGATGATGTTTCCTTCATCGACGGAGACTACGACCGCAACAAGCGAACGGGCTCTGTCACGGTCAACACCTACGCCGATCAGTGGGTCTGGTTACCTGGGCAGTCGCTCAACCTCGTCAAGATGGGCCCGTGGGACGGCCTCTGGTGGGTGACAGAAGTTGCATTCAGCTTGATTGGAGATTCATCCTGCACCGTCACTCTCAAGAAACCGATCAAGCCACTGACCGAAACCCAGGCCGAGTCCAAGGGCAAAAAGCCAGCACAGACCATCACCGGTGGAGAGCTACCGGGCACGAAGGGCGGCAAGCCAATCGGTGCAGGCTACTACGATCTGGGCATCGTTATCGAGGGCAAGGCCGCGCTCTGCGATCAGTACATCACCCATCCAACCTCCGGCTACCCGAATCATCCGGCAGTAGACATCATGGCCAACGCTGGCGATCCAGTGCACGCTCCGCAAGACCTCGTGATCGACTTCTGGGGCCATTCTGTACCTGGCTACTCGCTCGCAGCCTACGGGCCGGAAGGCATCCACTACTGGTTCGGGCATCTACAGGACGGCGGTCGGCCGGCACCTGGGAAACATCCCAAGAAGGGAGACATCATCGGCTACGTCTACGATCAGGGTGGCCGGTCTCATGTCCACTGTGGTCTCGATACGCGAGCGGCAGCGGGCTTCGCGCTACAGGGTGGCGACCACTACAATATCGTCTATGCTGATGGCACGATCTGCGATCAGCTGAACGGGAAGAAAAAATGAGTCCACTCTCTGGACGAGTCAAAGACCTAGTCAACCCTAAGAACAACCCGCATCTGGACTACGCAGGCGGGTGGTATGGCGAATTTGCCCACGACATCACCGACATCCGCAACGGAGCGTTTATCTACATCATGGACTTCTCTGATGAACTGATGTGGGGCCCATGTCCGTGGCAGAGCCGGGATACCAGTTCACTGCCGAGCGCAGGCGATCCCTGCGTGGTGCTTTTCGATAACCGGCGACAGCCCTGGGTAGTGGCTTGGTGGCCATTTGCGAACTAAAGACACACTCATTCCGCACATCGCTCTCCCGTTCTCATTCGTCGGCCAAGGGCCGGGAGGCGTCAACTGCAACGAACAGGATTCACTCGATGATGTTTTCGACTGCGTACAAAGTATCGTTCGCTGCCCGAAGGGCTACCGTCCCGAGTTGATGGGGTTCGGTATTGATGATCAGACGTTCAGCGAAGGCGACGCGATCAACTTGGAACTTCTCGCCGAACAAGTATCGGTATGGGAAGCGCGGGCAGATAACCTCTACGAGCAAGCGCCGGATCGGTTCGATGACATGATTGACATCGTCAAGATTCGTGTCGCAAAGATGGGAGGCCCGCAGAGTGCCTAGCTACATTTCGGTACCTATCGACACCGATCCGGACGTTCTGGCAACGGATGCGTTCGAGTTCCTACAGGAGAACATCGTTGGCTGGCTACCTCAGGAAGGCAACTTTGAGGTCTGGCTAATCGAAGCGATGGCGAGGATGACGGCGCAGCTACGCGATGTCACCTCGATGGTGCCTACTTCAATCTTCCGCTACTTCGGCTACACGCTGATGCAAATCTATCCGGTCGATGCTAGCCAAGCGACCGGCTACACCACCTGGACTGCGGCGGACAACGCAGGGTACACGATCCCCGACGGCACCCAGGTGACAATGCGAGATGCGAACGGCACCGATCATGCCTTCGTCACGAACGGTGATGTCATCATCCAAGCCGGTACCACGACGACCGATGCCGGTGAGGTCATGATCACTTCGGTCGATCAGGGCTCGGATACATCTGGCCTTTCCAATCCGGTGACACTGGTCGATGTTCTCGGCTGGGTGACCAGCGTCACGATGGTAGGTCAGACGACTGGCGGCGTCGATGCTCAAACGGATGAGGACTATCTCAATCATCTTGTCCAGCAGCTACAGCTGATGGCGCCGCGTCCGATCCTCGCGCCTGACTTCGCGGCTATGGCCAAGAACATTGGTGGCGTCTATCGAGCTACGGCTATCGACGGATTGGATCCAGCTGTCAACGAGGTTCAGTCGATCACGGTTGATGGCGGTGGCGGGACATTCACCGTTACCTTCAACGGGCAGACGACCGGAGCGCTCGCCTACAACATCACTGCTGCCGCGCTCAAGACGGCGCTGGAAGCGCTCTCCACAGTCGGATCAGGTAACACCCTCGTCACCGGCGGGCCAGGATCACCTGGCGGAGCTACGCCATACGTCATCACCTTCATCGGCGCTCGCGGCGGAACGAACCAGCCTATAATGACGACTACACCGAGCTTGACCGGCGGCGGGGCTCATACTGCTACGGTAGCAACTGTGACCCAGGGATCGGTTGAGCAAACGAATGTCGAGCGCTACGTCACCGTCTGTGTCATTGACGAGAACGGACAGCCGTGTTCCACAGCTATCAAATCTCAGGTCGGCGCATATCTCGACTCGCATCGGGAAGTCAACTTTGTGATCCCGATCATCGATCCGACCTACACCAGCATTGATGTGCAGGTCACCATCAAGCCGGAGGTCGGCGCTGACCCGAACGCGCTACAGACCAATACGGTGCAAGCGATCACGGACTACCTGAGTCCAGCTATGTGGGGCGTCCCTGGGCCGCAGCGCGAGGGTGGCAGCGATCCGACGGATTGGATCTCAAGTAATGTGATCCGCTACTTGGAAGTAGCCCAGGTCATCAATAACATCCCAGGCTGCGCCTACATCGTCAGTCTACAGACGGCGATCCATAACGCTAGCCCGAACGTCGTGGACATCACTATGCCCGGTGACGTCGCTC